TGACTTGAGCATGTGGCTCCCACAGAGTTCAGCATTGAAGACTTCCGCATCTACGCGGCCAAGAATGGCATGCCAGAGCCGCACCACCCCAACGCATGGGGCGCGATGAGCAAACGCTTTTCTCACCTAATCCAGCCAGTTGGCTACACACAGAGCCGGCGCCCCGCTGCTCACTCTCGTTTAACTCGTACTTATAGAAGGGCCTGATCATGGCATTCGATCTCTCATCCATTTCGCGCACCAAGCGCATGCGCGCTCCCAAAATTGTCATTGCCGGCCCAGGCAAAATTGGCAAGACAACCTTTGCTTCCCAGGCGCCAAACGCTGTCGGCATCTTGACTGAGGACGGCGCTGACGCGGTCGATGCTTCGGCCTTTCCGTTGTGTTCTTCGCTATCCGATGTTTATGCCGCAATAGGAACGCTGCTCAAAGACAAGCACGACTTTGAGTCTGTGTTCCTGGATTCCCTCGACTGGCTTGAGCCATTGCTGCACCAGCATGTTTGCGAGGCCAACAAGTGGGCATCGATCGAGGCGCCTGGTTACGGCAAGGGCTACATCGCTGCAGCTGAAGAGTGGCGCACGTTGCTCTCAGGCCTGGAGGCTCTTCGCGCCCAACGCAACATGGCCATCATTTTGATCGCGCACGACAAGATCAAGCGCTTTGAGTCTCCCCTGCATGAGGGCTACGACCAATACACATTGAAGTTGCACGACCGCGCTGGCGCTCTTGTCCAGGAGTGGGCAGACGTCATTGGCTGGGCCAACTACCGCGTCGTCACAACTCAATCAGACGCCGGCTACGGCAACAAAGAAACAAAGGCCCGCACCACGGGCGAACGAATCCTTCACGTCGAACCGCACCCCGCTCACATGGGTGGGAACCGCTTCGGTTTGAAGAATATGCCTCTCAGCTGGGAAGCATTCGCTGCTGCACTTGCGGCCAACAACTAAGCCATCAACCAGGAGAAACCACATGGCCTTATTCAACTTCAACGCTGCCACTGTCGAACCAATGCAGGCGCGCTCCTTCGAGCCGCTGCCCAAAGGCGACTACGAAATGATGATCGTCAAATCAGACGTCAAGCCAACGCAGGCCGGCACCGGTCACTACATTGAGCTCGAGATGCACGTCCTGAACGGTGAGCACTCAGGCCGCCGTCACTGGGAGCGCTTAAATGTCGACAACCCAAACAAGACAGCGCAAGACATTGCCAACGCGGCCCTGGCCTCTCTTTGTTATGCCATTGGCATCGAGGACATGACAGAGACAGAGCAGCTGCATGACCAGCCGTTTGTTGCGCATGTGGAGATCGACAAGAAAGATCCAACTCGTAACCGCGTCATGGGATATGCCACCGCAGGCGCGCCAGCAGCTAAAGCAGCAGCGCCAGCAGCACGGCCCGCGGCTGCAGCTCCAGCTAAGAAGCCCTGGGGTTGAACATGGCGCGAGTGCCCGAGTCACAGCACACAACGGCCACCGCCATCGTGCGGTGGTACGAGAGCAAGCCACAAGAGCACCGCCCACACATGGGCGCGTCGCTGATTGGCCACCAATGCAATCGCTACATCTGGCTGACATGGCGCTGGGCGCTCAAGCCTGAATTTTCAGGCCGCATGCTGCGCCTGTTCAGCACCGGCCAGCGCGAGGAATCACGCCTGGTCGAAGAGCTGCGCGGCATCGGCGCGACTGTGTGGGACCGTGATCCAGACACTGGTGATCAGTTCCGCGTATCGGCCTGCAATGGCCACTTCGGTGGCTCACTTGATGGCGTTGGCAAAGGTTTGCCAGAGGCGCCCAAGTCCCCATGTGTGCTCGAGTTCAAGACACACAACGACAAGTCATTCAATGACCTGTGCAGCAAGAAAGTGCAAGGCGCAAAGCCGCAGCACTACGACCAGATGACGGTCTACATGGGGCTGATGGAGATCGATCGCGCCATGTACATGGGCGTGAACAAGAACAACGACGACGTCTATTGCGAGTGGGTCCATTTTGACAAGGACCACTTTGCAGTGCTGATGGATCGCGCACAGCACCTGATCGAGCAGACAGCATCACCAGAGCCATTGAGCCGCGACCCAAGCTACTACATCTGCAAGATGTGCAGCTTTCACAAACACTGCCACGGCGGCATGGCTGCCGAGATGAACTGCCGCACTTGCTGTCATTCCTCACCCGTTGAGAACGCGGCGTGGCAATGCGTCAAGTTCAGAAAGCAGTTGACTGACAAAGCGCAGCGCGCAGGCTGTGAGGCTCACCTGATGATCCCCTCGCTGATCCCCTACGCGGAAGCAATCGACGGCGGCGAGTCATGGATTGCCTACAAGCACCGTGAGACTGGTGCGACGTTTGTGAATGGCCAAGAGACGATTCAAGAGTACGGCCAGAGCTTCTCGAGCAAAGAGCTGCAATTGTGTCCAGGCACATTGATCTCTGAAGTGGCCGCGCTCAAGGAACAGTTTCCAGGCAGCACGGTTGCAAGCGGAAGTCTTCTAACAATTTTTGATGACCTGGCCACGCATCCTGATGACATCCCAGTCAAGAAGGACAACCCAACCAAGGCAGAAACCAGGCGCAAGACAACCGCTGCAGTTGAGGCAATGAAACGTTTCGGAGAGACGCGATGATCAAGAATGTCTGCATCTATGTGAGCCTGTGGTGTGCCAGCCTGGTCATCATTGGCTTGATTGCCAAGGCCACTTACTACGTCTTCATGTTGGGGTGGAACGCGCTGTGACCATCATCGACATGATCAAAGAACGCACGATTGAGGTGGGCGATTGCTGGGAGTGGCAAGGCGCTTTGCAGGCGTGTGGAACAACACCCACGATTCGTCACAAGCAGCGGACCATGTCTGTGCGTCGATTGATCATGGAGGTGCAGGGCTATTCGCTTGAAAGCAAAGTTGCCACATGCACATGCGGCAATCACTTGTGCGTCAATCCTGAGCATGTGGAAATCATCACCAGGAAAAAACTCACAAAGCGAGTCGCATCACAAATCAGGCGCTCAGTCAGCGTGATTCGCATGGCCAAGATTTCATCAGTGGCGCGTCAACACGCAAAGCTCAACGAGCAGTTGGCTGAAGAGATCAGGCAGGCCGATGGCACACAGCGCGAGATCGCCAAACGCTTTGGCGTGAGCCAGGCCACCGTCAGCGTGATCAAACGCGGCAAGACCTGGCGCGACTACAACAACCCTTTCGCTCAGCTTATTGGAGCAAGTAACAAATGAATTTTTTAATTGGTATTGATCCAGGCGCGTCCGGCGCCGTTGCGATCCTGGAGAAGAGCGGAAAGCTGGTCCATGTCTTTGACATGCCATCAGTCGAAGTCATGGCCGGTGGCAAAGCCAAAAAGCGCGTGAGCCCTGAGATGCTGGCCGCCGAGCTCAAGCTCTACGCCGACCAGGGCGCCACAGCTGTGGTCGAGCAAGTGGGCGCGATGCCTGGGCAGGGCGTGAGCTCCATGTTTGCCTTTGGTGAATCGTTTGGCTTGGCCAAGGGAGTCCTGGCCGGCCTGGGCATCCCGACCAGCACCGTGACGCCTGGTAAGTGGAAAAAAGCAATGGGAGTCAACGCAGGCAAGGACGGCAGCCGGGCCAAGGCAGCGCAGCTGTGGCCAACCCAGGCAGGCGAGTTCAAGCGCGTCAAGGACGATGGCCGCGCCGAGGCAGCGCTAATTGCCGAATGGAGCCGTCTTAACTGACACATGTTGACATTTCCGATGATAGTTGAGACAATCTCATCATCAAATTAAGGAGTCCCAAAAAATGGCACTTATTCTCAGAGGCGAAAACTATTGGATGGACGTCCAGATCAATGGCAAGCGGTTGCGCGAATCATTGAAGACTGGCGACAAGAAGCTGGCCCAGCAGCTGCACGACATGCGCAAGGCTGAGCTCTGGCGCGAGGGGGTCCTGAAGGAGAAGCCCAAGAAGACATTCAAGGAGGCCTGCGCACGCTGGGTGGTCGAGCGCGCACACAAGCGCTCACTGCCTGATGACGAGCTC